CATTTTAAATTTGTTTTAAATTGTTATTTATTTTTGTTTTTAATTTTAAACTTAAAATCAGAAGAATTATCACCTAACACTTTAAACTTCATGCCACCCGTTTCAATTTTCCCGTGACTTTGTCTTGGGTTCATATCAACGTTTTTGGCTTTAGCCATACTATTTTTCATAGCATCTGCTTTTCCTTGTTCATAAAAGTGTTTTGCAACAGCGTCCGCGTTCATTGCTGTGTATAGAGATTTATGATAACCCTTAGCATCTGACATTTCATTTTTTTCGTTCAAAAACTTTTTGACAAAATTGTTAATGTCGCTTTGGGTGTTTTTAACCTCATCAGCATTGTTTACATTAAACCTGTACTTTTTATCCCCGACGTTATATTCAAAACCTTTGAATTTGTCGTTAAAAACATTTTCAGTTTTATTTAAAAAAGTAGATTTAGTAGTTTCAGCTTGTTTTTTATTTGCTTCTGACTCCTTGTTATATCTATCAAAAAAATTAATCGCCTTTTGTTGCTCACTCGTAAGCTTGCTTCCAGCTTTAATCTCTTTATAGTATGTAGACTTTTGCCCGTCTAAGTGGCTTTTAGCGCTGGCAACTTGCTCTTTAAGCGCTAATTTCTTTCTACGTATTTCTCTATCGTCGTCAACATCTTCGTCGAAAGAGAAGTTGTCTTCCATAAGGAAGTTAATTTCTTCGTTATCTAGATGAGGTTTTGTTTGCTTGTAATACTCTCTTAACAAAGCCGTGTCATCTAGTTCGTTATAGTCTTGATTAAGCTTTACATAATCATTTAGATCACCTCCAGTGTCTTCCATAAAGTCCATTAACTTTTGGATGTTCTCTGGTATTGGTTTTCCAGTAGCCTCAGCTTCAGCAACAGCTTCTTCAACCTGTTCCTCAAACTCCTCTTCAGTAACTTCTTCTAATATTGAAGCTTCTTGTGTTTCAACCTCTGGTTGCGCTTTTGTTTCTTCAGTAACTTCTGTGACAGCCTCTACTTCTTCGGCTTTTTCTTCTACCACAACTTCAGTTTCTTCTTTCTCTTGTGGTGGAGCGCTTAAATCTACTTTTAAAACGCTGTCATCTCCAGCTGATTCAAACTTGCTTTCATCAACTGTTTCTACAGTTTGATCTTGAGTAATCTCTTCGACTACTTTTTCATTTTCTTCTTCCATAATATAATATAATAATAATTAATAATAATCCTACTTAGGGTCGAACGCGTTTAAGTTAAAGTCTCCACTTAATATATCATTACCTGAAGACTCAAAGTTTTTAGGTGTTCCACCACTATTTCTTTGATCTATAAGCTCGCTTTGCTGCGTGGCTTGTATTTTAGTTCTTTTATCTTTTCTATCCTCTCTTCTACCTTCTCTATCAGACATACCTTGGGACTCCATAGTTTTCAACTGCATGTTATATTCAAACTCAATTTTCATTAATTGTTTCTTAAGTTCAACCTCTTGTTGTTGCTCTTGTAGTTTTAGTTGAGATTTTGTTTGTTCTAGTTGCATTGTTGTCTGGGCTATAGCTTGGTTTTTTTGAACTTCAGCTTGCGCCGCGGCGGCAGAGGCTTGTTGATTAGCCTGCGACTGTTGTTCCATGTTTTGTTTCTGAGTCTCTCTATCCAGCTCAAGCTTTTTCTTTCTCCTGATCTTTAATAGTTGATTTGCTAGTTTTAAATTTCTAACATCTCTAATATCTATGGCATCCTCAAGATCTATGCTTTGCGTTTGAAGCGCGACTTGGATGTTGTTCTCTAACATAGCTTTTTCTTCCTCGTCAGGTAAGAGCTCTATAAATATACCAAAATCATATAAATGTAATTCCGACATTTCCTCAAGCGTCGCTACATTAGATGCTCCAATAGCTTGTATGAAAGCATCTTTAGTTGGGGAGTACTCTATAATGTCTGATATTCTTAAAGATAAACACTCAGCAACTTCAGCTGTTAGGAATAGTCCCGCTTGTAATATATGCCTAGTAGCTGTATTGGAGTTTGCTGCGGCTATTTTCTGAACACCCACCAAGGCGTTTCTATCTGGTGTACTTCCATCTCTAGCTTCGTTAAGTCCAGTTACATCTCTTATCATTTGTAGATAGTAATTGTAATTACCTATAAGGGCTTGCATTTTGTTTCCACCAGAACCTGATGTGATTTCTTGAATAGGTACCTTACCCGGGTTCATATCACCATCACTCGTATAACTCCTACCAATAACGGATCCTGTTTGGAAGTACATGTTTAAAGCTTCTTGTGGGTTGTAGTTAGTACCGTTACCTAAATCTATTTCAGCCAAACCATCAGCGTCTAAATAAACACCATCTGGAACCATTCTTGATAATACTTGTTGTAATTTTAAGTGAGTTAGTTGAATCATATCAGCAAAGCCTGTTACGCGTTTTACTAATGAATCAATTTTTCCATTGTACATTCTAGGCGCAACAATGTTATAGTTCATCTTAACTTTAGTAAAATCACTTTTAGGGCGCATCATGTTTTTAGCCATCTCCCATTTAAGCAATCTATCAGTACCAAGTATCATAGCGCCCTCATAAAGACACTCTATAGATCTTAACATTTTACCGTACCCACCTTCTTTGTTCTCTGGTGGATTAAACAAATCGTCTTTAGGTATAATTTTATCAGCACCTGTTCCAGTTTCTTTAACCTTGTAAACCTCGTTCATATAGGTTTTATAATTAAAATACAAAACCTGGATGGTGTTATTGTCTTCTTTGTCGTAGGAGTGAGTTGAATTATAGTTAGATCTATTATTAGATTTATTTTTCATTATATCTTCAAGGTCACCTCCGGATAGATGAGGAAACTGTTTGGCTAATTCGTTTACTGGAATTGTTTTTACTTCACCAACGTAATATATATCTTCAAAATAAGGGGAGTCAGTATAAGAGTATACTAGGTTAGCTGGATCTACATAATCAATAACAACTCCTTCTGAGGTGTTAAAACCTGTCTTAACAGCACCAATACCTAAAACGGTAAGATCATGGTAAAATCTCTTTTTAATAAGCTCATAATTGTTACCATTTAAAAGTGTGTTTAAGGCTTGCTCTTCCGCTATCTCTATAGACTGCTTATAACTTAGTTGCATGTGAACGTTAAGTTCGTCTTTACTTTCTGGTAAATCTTTTTGCTCCATCTCGCTACTTCTAGAATCTATACCATAGACAGCCGACTGATTGTCAAAAGCCTTACCATCCATATCTTTAAGTATATTTTCCATATACTCAGTTCTCTGCGCAACGCCAAATGGGTCTTGTGAAAAGGCCTTTATATCGTATGTTCTCTCAGCTATACCGTTTACAACAATATCAACAAACTTAGGTATGATTGGAACTGGCTTCCAGTCTAAATTTAAATAGGACAAATCACCGTTTATAGATAACTCATCCTTATATTTTTGTATAGACTGCTCGCCTCTAGCGTACAATCTTAAATCATGAAAATTACTGTGATTAGCTCTGTGTCTATTAGAACCTCTATCGTTGTTAAACCACTCTTGTTCTATTGCTTTACCTACTTTTAAACCATATTCATAACTAAGCTTCTCAGCGTCGCTTACGGTTTGACTCGGGAAATAACTTTTAATGCCAGACTCTGCCATATTTATTATTTGATTATTTGTGAATTATGTCCAGTATTACTATACTTGGAAATGTTTAAATTTAATGGTTGTTTTTCAACCTTAGCGTTTGGCGCGTATAAATGTCTATTGTTAGCCATGATAGCTAAACCAGAACTTATTGATGCATCATGCTTTGTTCTTTTGTTTATATCAAACTTTGCCCAATCATTTAACAACTCGTTGAAATAACAATCTCCAAGTGTTCCGTCTTGTTTGATGCCTACGTGGTCTTGTATATACATCTCAATCGCTGCGGCATGAGCTTGTTTAATATCTTCTGAGGAGTTAGGTATACCTCCAACTTCTTTTTCTGCAACGGACAACTTGTTCCAAATTTTGTCCGGCCTATTCATACTAAACCCTCTATATCCCCTACGTCTCAGATAGTACAAGAGACGAGGTTTATTGTTCTCTGCGAGTATAGGCATCCCGTAAAATACTAAAGCCATTAGAACGTCCTCAAAGAACATCTCGGCTGTTGGTGGTCTTGACAAGTATTCTAAAAAGAAACTGTTTGCTGGAGCGTCTTCCATGCTGAATCTAGTTAGGCCGTGTAAAGCTCCTTTAGATCCAACTCCATCTACCGTACCTGATATATCGTAACTATCACAACCAAAAGCACCCATGTGTTCGTTACCTGGATACTTGATACCGTTTTTAAGTATTACTCTGTTTTGTATTTGTTGAGGTGGAACCCAACTTACTTTAAATCTTCCTTTTGGATCTGGATAAAATATAACTTGAGAATCTTTAATACCGTTCACCCATTGAAAATTACCTGTTGTAACTCCTAAGGTCCTAGACATTTCCTCGTTGTAATCTACTTGTTCGTATATCTTAACTAGGTTAAATATACTTCCTTTTGTTTCATCTCTAAACGCGTGCTCCGTAGTTCTTGGAAACTGACGGTAAAATTCATTTAAACCATCTTGATCGTCTTTTAAACCATCAACTTCGTTTTGCCAGTTATCTATTACGCCTACATCTATTAATTCACCGTCTGGTGTAAGTCTGTCGATATCAGGGTTAGTAAAGACTGGAACTCCATACTCATCAATAAATCCTTCGTAGTTCCACTCCATTGGGATAAAAAGAGAGTATAAGCCAGACTTTGTCTGACCATTTCTATTTCTTTTCGTGACATCTGAGGCATTGTATAGTTTTTTAAAATTCTCTCCACCCTTATCTAAAGCATTTGAAGTTGAGCCCATCATACATTTACCAATAATCCTAGAACCTAATCGTAAACATGTTTTTGTAACCCTCCAGTTATTTAAAATATTATCAGGTCTTTCCCACTTACCACTTTCATCATGTACTAGTAATGCTAGTTTTTCACCATCATAACTATTGTCTCCAGTGTTTTTCCAGTCAATAGTTGTATCTA